GCAATTGGGAGAATCTTCGGAGGAATCGTCGTCGAGCCCCAGCGTCGCAGTTTGTATTCAAGGTGGTGTAAAGAACGCTAACCAAAGAATTTACCCTGTGGACCAAATTGCAACCGCAGTTAGTTCTCTTAATGAGCAGATTACTGAAGGCAACTCTGTATTAGGAGAAGTAGACCATCCAGACGATTTAAAAATTAATTTGGATCGAGTATGTCACATGATTACTGAAATGTGGATGGATGGTCCAAATGGTTATGGTAAACTAAAAATTCTCCCAACACCAATGGGTCAACTGGTACGAACAATGCTAGAAAGTGGTGTCAAATTGGGAGTTTCAAGTCGCGGAAGCGGCGAAGTCAATGATAACACCGGAGAAGTTTCCGGTTTCGAAATCGTCACAGTAGACGTAGTTGCACAACCAAGTGCACCAAATGCCTACCCAACTGCCATTTACGAAGGCTTATTGAACATGAAACATGGTCATAAAGTTTTAGGATTGGCGGCAGAGGCAAAAGGTGATGCTCGTGTGCAGAAATTTTTAAAAGATGAGGTTGTAAACCTTATCAATGAACTTAAATTAAGGAGTTGACCAAAATGTTTGACGCACTCAAACCATTGCTAGATAGCGGTATAGTCAACGAGGAGACTAAGAACGAAATTCAAGAGGCTTGGGAAACTAAGATGAATGAAACTCGTGAAGAGATCCGCGGTGAATTACGTGATGAATTTTCACGTCGTTATGAGCATGACAAAAATACAATGGTTGAGAGTCTTGACAAAATGGTTAATGAGCAATTAACAGCAGAACTTTCAAAAATTGCTGAAGAGCGTAAAGCACTAGAAGAAGATAGAGTGAAGTTCAATCTTAAAATGAATGAACAAACTGATAAAGTTAAAAACTTTATGCTATCTAAATTAGGTGCTGAGCTTAAAGAACTTAACGATGATCGTAAAGTTCAAGCAGAAACTCTTGATAAGTTACAAAAGTTTGTTGTAAAAGCACTTTCAGAAGAGATCGCAGAATTCCATAAGGATAAAGAAGCGGTTGTAGAAACTAGAGTAAAACTAGTTGCTGAAGGTAAAGAACAACTAACAAAACTTAAAGAGAAGTTTGTTGAAAGATCAAGTAAATTGGTCAAAGACGCAGTAGTTAAGAATCTTAACAACGAGTTAACTCAACTTAAAGAAGACATCGAACAAGCACGTCAGAATAACTTTGGTCGTAAATTGTTCGAAACTTTTGCTTCAGAATTTGCAACTTCGCATTTGAATGAAAATTCAGAGATTAAGAAGTTACAAGATGAAAAAGCAGAAGTACAAAAACAACTCGATGAAGCAACTAAAAACATCAACGAGAAGTCAACTTTAGTTGAAAGCAAAGATGCTGAAATTCGTAAAATAAACGATCGCATTGTTCGTGATCAAAAATTAACCGAAATGATGGCGCCTTTAAGTAAGGATCAAAAAGCAGTAATGCAAGACTTACTAGAAAATGTCGTAACAGACAGAATTGAGGCAACATTTAACAAATATTTACCAGCAGTTCTAAAGAACGATGTTAAAGCAGAAGCGAAAGCAGGAGTTTTAACAGAGTCTAAAGAAGTAACAGGTAATAAAACAGAAACTGCAAACGCCAACGATGAGGGCAATATCATTGAAATTAAGCGTCTCGCAGGACTAAACTAAAAATAAGGAAACAGAAAAAATGTCTGATATTTTAGCAGAAGGTCGTTGGGACAATACTAAAGAAGCTCTTTTAGAGGGTCTTCAAGGTAATCGTCGCAAGACTATGGGTGTAATCCTAGAAAACACTAAACGTCACTTAACAGAAGCGGCGACAAGTGGCGCGACAGCGGCAGGTGGTGTAGCCCAATTAAACAAAGTGATCCTACCAGTAATTAGACGTGTAATGCCAACAGTTATCGCAAACGAAATCGTTGGTGTACAACCTATGCAAGGTCCGATCGCACAGATCCACACACTAAGAGTTAAGTACAATGCTGGTACTGACTCAGCAGGTGCGGCTCTAAATACTAATCCTACTGGCACATTAAGTAGTGGTGATGAAGCAATGAGCCCGGCGGCTATCGCGGCTGGTTATTCAGGTGAACACAACAGTGGTAACGAACGTGGTACTGCTGTAGGAACACTTGAAGGTGCTCCTGGCCAAACACTTTCTATCGAAATTCTACGTCAAACAGTAGAAGCTCGTACTAGAAAATTAAGTGCTCGTTGGACTTTTGAAGCGGCTCAAGACGCACAATCACAACAAGGTATCGATGTAGAAGCAGAAATTATGGCGGCATTAGCTCAAGAAATTACTGCTGAGATCGACCAAGAAGTTATTGGTTCATTAAGAGCACTAGCAACTGCTGGTTCTACGGCTTTCGGTGCAAACACTGAAGCATACGACCAAGCGGCTGTAAGTGGTACAGCAACATACGTTGGTGATGAACACGCGGCATTGGCTGTAGCAATCAACAGAGTAGCAAATAAAATTGCACAAAGAACACGTCGTGGCGCAGGTAACTGGGCTGTTGTGTCTCCAACTGCATTAACAATGTTACAAAGTGCAAGTACTTCAGCGTTCGCAAGAACAACAGAAGGTACTTTTGAAGCACCAACAAACACTAAATTCGTAGGTACTTTAAATAGTTCTATGAGAGTGTATGTTGACTCATATGCGGCTGACACAGAAGCAGTTCTTGTTGGTTACAAAGGTTCAAGTGAAGCAGATGCGGCGGCATTCTACTGCCCATACGTTCCACTAATGAGCTCTGGCGTAGTTCTAGATCCAGCAACATTAGAGCCACTAGTAGGCTTTATGACACGTTACGGTTATGTTGAACTTTCACAAACTGCAAGTTCACTTGGTAACGCGGCTGATTACGTGGGTAGAGTAACAATCACTAACCCATCATTTAGTTAATAGATACTATTCGTTAACTAAAGCGAAC